GACATGGCAAAAAAAGAAGCAGGCGGTAGGTCAGCATCACAGAATGACTTCCTGGAGCCACTAACACCAGTAAGCGTAACAGCTTCCAATGTCGGCACAAGCCGAGTATACAACGACGGAGCTGCCACAGTTTTATTTTCACTTCCAGCTAACTCACCAGCTGCAACTTCTTATTTAGTTACAGCCTCTACTGGACAAACGGGGACTGGATCTTCATCTCCAGTAACGGTAGAAGGGCTGGGTTCTTCCAGCACTCCAACTTTTACAGTTGTAGCTTCTAACGCATCTGGCGACTCAGGTTCCTCATCCGCTACAACGGCTATTACAATAACCACAGTTCCAGCAACCATGGCAGCACCATCCGTTAGCACTCCAACTCCTTCATCAAGCACAAACCAAACAGGAACATCTACAGACTCAGTATCCTGGAGTGCACCAAACAATGGTGGATCCTCAATAACCACTTATCGCTGGACATCCTCTGATGGAAAGACGGGAACAACAACTGGAACATCTGTGTCAGTAAGCCAAGAGGGTGGCTCTGCTCAAACATATTCTGTTCGTGCAGAGAACTCCAACGGATCTGGATCTTACTCAAACAACTCTTCAAGCATAACCACTTTTGGATTTACTCCATTCAGTTTTGCTCCTTTTGGGTTTACACCATTTAGCTTTACTCCATTTAGCTTTACCCCCTTTGGAGCTTTTGGGTTTACCCCCTTTGGAGCTTTTGGGTTTACCCCGTTTAACTTTGCTCCTTTCGGATTCGCTCCATTTAACTTTTCACCCAGGTAATTCCACCTGTGTGATATAATTATTAAATAGAGAAGGGTCTTACCGATGCAACCTGAAAAAGCCATGCCACAACCAATGCAAAGCCATTCTAAGTCAACTCAGCCACACAAGTTCTTTGAGTCATTTCTAGACAATGACTTGGAGTCTTTAGCAAATGAGTTACAGGCCAGGTACCAGCTAATTAAAAACGTTGAGATTAGAGGTGTCACTCCTGTCACCGAAGCAGATGGTTGGATAGACTCTGGCAGTGTTTCAACTATGAAGTGGCAACAATACAACGTCTTCCAGTTTAATATTCCTGGTGTTCATAACCTTTACAAGGCTTTGTCTGAGATGGTTCACGAAGCCTGTAATTACTATGGAATAGATTTTGAGTCACAGAAATTTGTAGTCCAAGGCTGGTTCAATATTAACCACACAAAGACTGGGAAGCTAGATTGGCACGACCATGGCCCTGGAGGGGCCCCTCTATTTCACGGATACTATTCCGTAGCAGCAGAGCCTTCTGAGACACACTATATCGTAACGAACCAGGAAAAAAGAATTAATCATAATGTCAACAATCGTGCAATCTTATCAGAGATGGCCCACCCACACGCTATGGCAGATTGGGCTTGGGAAGGCCCAAGGATAACAATCGCATATGATGTTCTTCCTATGGAGCACTTGATACCAGGAGGGCCAGGCCAGGAGCAACATTGGATACCTCTAATCTAAAAAAGATTTTATGCTTTATGGGAAAGCACGATATAGTCATAGCTACATGCCCATTTACTAAAGCAGAGGCCAAGTCCTGTACCAGGTGTGACTTTGGAGACTCTCACAAAAAAGACAGTGGCATGTCTTTTAGCTAATAAAACAATGTTATACTTAACTATCCTGGTATTTTTATGCCAGACAGGAGATCATATTGCTAATTAGGCTTCAACAAAGAAGAGGTACAGACACTCAGTGGTCTTCCTCAGACCCCGTTCTTGCTGCTGGAGAGATTGCCCTATCTACCGATGACCAAACATTCAGGATGGGTGATGGAGTAACGGCTTGGTCCTTGTTGCCATATTTCCAGAATGCAGCAGACATAGAAGTAATCCGATTAGCCGTCTTGGCAAACGCAAACTCCTATTCTGACACAGAGCTTGATGCAGCTATCTTATCAACTAAGAGTACCCTGTCACAAGCCATCAGCGACTCAGAGACGGCATCAAACACTTACACGGATACCGAGATAGCCTCTCTAATTGATTCAGCACCAGAAACTCTAAACACTCTTAAAGAAATAGCAGAAGCCATTGCTGAGAACGACGGAGACATCGGCACAATTCTTGCAGCTTTAGATACAAAAGCTGCTACCGACCACACGCATACCCTCTCCGACCTAACAAATGTAGACCCCTCAGGAGCTAATTTAAACGATGTTCTGTTTTTTGACAACTCCGATCAAACCTGGAAGCCGAAAGAACTTATAGGCATCGATGCCATAACTGTAGCTACTGTAGTCCCCACAGGAGCAGGAGAGCTATCCTATAATTCCAACACAGGGGCTTTCAGTTTTGCTCCAGCCATAACTGGAGTTACAGCAGGATCTTTTGGGGTATTGAATAGTACAACTACTTTTGCTGCATCCACAGGATCTGTATATACTTATTGGGATGGAGCAAAGAAACTAGAAGTGTCCATAACTACGACTTCTAGTTACGTAAACCTAATAAGCCTGACCAGCGACCACTTCGGCTCGTCCTCGGTAAAGCTTGTTCGGGTGGTTGACTCTGTAGAGACAGATCTCTTCACTTGGCCAATCTTAGGTACTAGGGACTTTGGCTGGACGTACTACGATCAGCATAATCTAGACGTAGGGACAGTAGTTACCTATAGAATTAAGGGCCAGTCGTCATCAGGTACCTCGTACATTGGTAAAAACGCTGATGTTCAAATGCATGTTCAAGAAGTAGCTGGGGCCTTGGGAGGCCAGCCCACAAGCCCATACATATCCGTAGCCGTTGAGGGTACTGGAAGCACCACTGGTGGCTTAGCTTACGACGACGGACTTCTTACTTACACCCCAGTGCTTCCTGCAGCAGCAGCACTATCAGAATTAACTGACGTAGATTTAACTGGATTGTCAGACACGGATGTCTTGGCTTATGATCTAGCCTCTGGAACTTGGCTACCAGGTTCTGCAGCATCATCTGTAGCCCAACTTTCCGACGTAGACCTAACAGGCATGATTGATAAATCCCTGTTGCAGTACTCTTCTTCATCGTATAAGTGGGAAGCTACGTCTATAGACATAGCTCCAAGTCTTGTAGCTTTTAACCCCAGGTACGGACCCTACACTTTTGAGATCACAGACAAAGACAAGATGGTAGAATGTACATCGGAGGTTACCTTCACGGTACCCAACAACTCTTCAGTAGCCTTTCCAATTGGATCAACGATAACTGTTATGCAGAAAGGTTCTGGTCAAATTACTATTGTGGGAGCTTCTGGGGTATCTCTGAACTTCACCCCTAGCAACAAAACAAGGACCCAGTACTCTTCAGCAACTCTAATAAAGAGAGATACGAATGTCTGGTACTTGATGGGGGACCTAGAGTAATATGGGCATAAAAGCAATCTTGCGAGCCAACCAGCAATCACTCCCAAAAGCTATAAGAACTATTTTTGCCTCTGAGTTTTCTGGGTCTTCCTTAAGCTCTGCTATCCTGGGACAGAGTAACAAAAGAAAGTGGTCCTTCCTTCGTGGAGTGTGGGGAATATCTTCTTCAAAACTAACAACTTCTGCCTCTTCTTCTACGTACCCCCTAACCGTTGTTGACGCCCTCGTTCCCGATGTCAAGATAGAAATAAAAGATATGGGACAAGGTATTGGCGCAGCTCTATGGGTTACCGATGCAGGTAACTGGTGGTCAGTCTCATCAGAGCAAATCACGGAAAGTTGCAACTGTACGGGGTACACTTATTCCTGCGGTTGCTCCACATGCTCTGGCAGCTATTGTAATGGCTACAATTGTGTCACTGGATACTATTGCCCACCAGCTTACTGTTGGCATAGCCAACCCTATTGCTCAAGCTGGAGCACACAGTACGGAAACTACTGCTCCTCTCGATACGCAAATGGTAACTGCTCGGGGTATACCCAGATATCCTGGCAAGATTGCGTATCGTACAGCGTCGACCAAGGCTGTTACGAGCCCGACTGTAGTACTAGCTACGGATGTTGCTCGGCCACCTACTACTTCTCCTGTAATTGTGGCACCTGTAGCGGAACTTCTTGCGAGACCTGCTACCCACAGTACATTAGAGTCTTGCAATCTATAGCAAGTTCCGTGTCTGAGATAGTGAGCTGGAAAATCACGACTGTCTTACGCTCATTAAGGGTTAAGACTTCGAATAAAATGATAACTGTAGAGTCCTTTTCTGATGCCTCGCTGTATTCTCCAATTCGCACAGATTCTCATAACGCATCTACGGCTGTAGAGTCCACTAAATTTGGAATCGTGGTGTCCCCCTCCAGCTACAATGAGTCTAAAACTGTTTCCGAAATTAATATAGAAAGGGGTGTATAATTAAAGTATGACATTGCCATTACCAGACCTAGACCCCGTACTCGAGCTGAAGCGTCCCCTTCACGAATTCTACCTAGCAGTCGTACACGAGGGTGTTGTTTATCAGGTTCTTAATTGTGAAGGCCAAGCCGCTGCGTTGTACATGTCAAACCCGACTTTTGTTCAAGTTGCCAATGGTGCCACAACCGTAGGTCAACTCTATGATGCTTCCACGGGTACATTCTCTAACGCAGAATAGTGTATACTAGATAGAGATCGGACTCTATGATGAAAATAATTAAGTTTTACGTAAATGAGCGTACTCGTAATTTTGGCCTACCTTTACCAGCTAAGAGAGTACTTCCAGACTGGTTTAAAAAGGCAGAAAGTTTTTTTACAGACAAAAACGGAACCAAGTCCGCAGGGCTAAAAAAGTGCATGCCGTACATGGATGCTATGATTTCTGGCTACGTTATAACTTTTCCAACTGACGTCGAAGTCTCTACGGATGAAGACGGAGACCTGAGCTTATCCTGGGACAGAAAGACCCCCTTTGGCAATTTTATCAACGAAAGACCAGGTGGGCTAGGAGCTACAATGCCAAGACCTAAAGGGTTTGCTCCCAACCATTTGGTATTCTCAGGGAAATGGGCTTGGAAGACTCCAAGAGGCTGGTCGACCCTCGTAACTCATCCCCTGAACAGGGATGACTTGCCTTTTAGAACAGTATCGGCCATAATGGACTCAGACGCATACTCCAGTGGAGGAAACATTCCTTTTTTTATTGAGGAGGGGTTTTCGGGGACTATCAAAGCTGGAACCCCCATCGCACAGATCTTGCCAGTCAAGAGATCTTCTTGGAAGATGGTGTTTGACAAGGGGATGAAAGATACTGTGGAGATAAAATCTACAATTGTCAGAAACCCAGACACTCCCTACAGTAAAATAGCATGGCATAGAAAGAAGTTTGACTAATGAGTATTAAAGATTTTATTAACAATATTAAGGACGACGTCCGTAAGCCAGAAAAGGCAAAGATCAATCCTAAGTGGGATGCAGACTATATCCAGCTGACAACAGTCCAGGTCCTAAAGCTATTCCTGATAGACAAGTTGCTTCTAGGGAAAAATGCCCCCGTAGAACTGGAAAAGTTAAAGAATGAGATTCAAGAAAAGAAAAACTTAAAGGACCCAAACTATAATCCTGCACCAAAAGACATATCTGTTTATCACCTAGCCATGGTGTTAGACTCCAAAGTTGTGGACGTTATAAGAGCAGACGAAAGAATAGCCGACTACCTTTTGGCAAGTCCAAAGTTCGTAGTCTTTAGTCCATCAGAGACTGACGTAAAACTAGGATATCTTTACGAAAAGGAAAACTTTGTAAAACCTAAAGAGTCTGAAAAATAATGAGCGAAGATCTTCCGAATATCCCAAAGCTAGGGAAGACCGCTCGCCCCTGGGATCTCCTGAACCCCTCTATTGGTAGAGTGTCAAAAGAAGTTTCAAAGTCAAGAATGGACGCATGCCTCGGCTGTGAGTTCTTGTTTAAGCTCAGCAGACAGTGCAGAAAATGTGGATGCCTAATGGACGCAAAAACAAAGCTGCCACATGCTACCTGTCCAATCGGCAAATGGGGAGCAGCAGAGCCAGAAGGCAATGAAAAATAGTTTTAGTATGCTAAAATAGAGCTATGTCTCAACCCTCGAATCTTTATGCAGAAAAGATATTTGCAGAACACCCCATAGCTCTCTGGGCCCTAGAAGAGCAGGTAGACTATCTATCATTAGTCTCTGATCCCCAAAGAGACTTCTCCCAATGGCAGCCAGTAAATTCTGAAGTCTTGTCACCAGATAGTTCAGCCCTAGATTATCCAGCTCCTTACCCACTTTCACCCTTGGGTCTAATGTCGTTAACGACAAGCACCTCTGGGTTCACGTCCTTTGGCGCAGCCTCCCCCCTGGCATATCCAGTTATGGTTGATTCGTTTTCTTCTACGAAGGACACCTTCTGCATAGGCATTCATCTTCTAGCGGTCAGTCAAACAGTGCTCTCTATTTCAGTAGGGTACACTTATGTAGACTCAGAGACAGGCCTGCCCGTTACCAAGGCAACGTCCTTTCCAGTATCGTCAAACACCAACTGGTCTTTCATATCAGAAACCTTTTCCGTTTCAGAAATAAACTCAGAGTCGTTCTACCCCTCAATCTCTGTAGTCTCGGCCCACCCAGAATCAATTACAGGTCCAATAACTCACCTAGTCTATGTCAATGGTCTTACCGTAGGGCAAAACGCAGAAGAGTTCAACTACGGGTCATTAGGAATTTCTCCATCTGGTCAAGAAGAAAATATCTTTGGTGTAGAACCCAGCGACATCCTAGTTCCGTCCGATCAGTATGGGATAGTAGGGAGAAAAGCTTACTATGTCGTAAAAGGCGGAAACAATCTAGTCTCTCAGAACTCAGGGATGCCTCTTGTTTATGGCGCCCAGAATGCTACAGTCATGACAAATTCTCAGGGAACCCCCAACCTACTGATACCAGGATATGGGTTTATGAATGATTCAGGAAGAAACAAGGAGTACACATTTGAAATGTGGTTTAGACTAAACTCTTTTGCAACATCTTCCACTAGGATTTTTGGACCAGTAGCCTCAAATGACGGGATCTACATAGATGGAGCATTCTTAAGGTTAAAGCTAGGAGGTTCTATAGCATCACACTATGTAGGCGATTCCTTCAGGCCTATGCTCGTAAACATTAAAACTCTAAAAGACTCAGCTTCCTTGCTTATTAACGGAGAGTCGGTAGCAACTATAACGTTTGATTCAGCCACCATTCCTCTACCAGCTCCTAAACTTGATGGAAAGAATCAAGACTTTTTAGCATTCTATACTTCAGACGCTGTTCCTCAGATTGATGTAGACTGCGTGGCCATCTACTCATACTCAGTTCCTTCCTTAGTAGCTAAAAGGCGAATGGCCTACGGCCAAGCTGTAGAGTTTCCAGAAAACGTAAACACGGCATACAGTGGGACAACGGCGTACTTCGATTATAACTTTGCAGATTACACAAACAATTATTCATACCCAAATATCGGAAGATGGTATCAGGGAATTTCAGACAACCTTGTTTTTGACAATGATGTCCTCTCAACGCCAAGCTACGGGCTCCCACAGTTAGTTATGCAGGATGAGACAACCTATAAGAATTGGGTTTCTGAAAACTCTGATAATCAGGTGGTAGACGAAGACCTGTTCTTCAGCTTTAGCTCACCTGGCTACCTGTACTTTGAAAAACTTAGAATGCTTACTCAAGATACCAGGGCTATTTATATGGTTTTTGAAACCTCAGGATACTCAGAGAACAAGCAGGTATTGCTTAGAGTTGAAGACAACTTGACAACCAACAACTTCGAGGTATCTGTTACTGGATCGGATGTGTCTTACACCCTAAACTACCAAGGAGTAGAGACTTCTCTATATACGGAGTCAGACCTGATAGCAAACACAAAAGCCTTTGCAGGGATAGACATAGACGGTTTGGCAAAGTATTTCGGAAGAACTTTTACTGCATTCTTTGGTAACAAGTCACGCCTCAGTGTTTATGTTGGATCAGACAAAGACTTTGAGAGCCCATTCTCAGGAAAGATTTACTCTATAAATTTCTGTACCAACAAAAACTTTCAGAAGGTCTCAGCCTTTTTCCAAGATCCAGAGATCATTAGCACAGACTTTGTTGCTGACGCAGGAGATAACTACTTTGGCACTGACGCATCGACATGGTTCAGAACCTTTGACGGAGGCTTTGTAGATTCTTTTAGCCTAGATGGAGCAGCCAGCCACATAGCGAGTTATAGCCTAAGAGCTAAAAGCATTTTTGATAATTACTCTATAGACATCCTAGCAGATTCTTATTGGGAAGATTACATTCCCCTAAAGCATTTTGCACAGTATGTCACCAACAGTGACTCAGGATCTTATTATGACTTGGATTTTTTGCAGTTTAACGTGGGATACCCAGCAATTAGAAAGTTCTTAGCTGGAAGTTTTGATACGTCTAATAGCTCCGTAAAGAGTTATATAACTTTTCAGTACTTAGCTACAGGAGCGACAGCGCAACCAGGATACTTTACAGAGACCACGAGCGCACCACAGAGCGGTATTGTAGAGCCTGGAGATAACTGGATGACAACAAGGTACGAGGTTGTCAATGGTTCGATCATCTACCTTCCAAAGAACATAGACTTTTTAGACATAGCTTTGGTGACAAGCTTAGAGATAGTTTCCCAGGGCATCAGTTTAGATAAGATAAAGATAAAAAGCCTAGAGTATGCATCTCAGGCTTTTAATGGAGACACCTCAAACCCTATTGGGACTCGGTTTGGTCTCCCTGTGTTTCCCTACAGGAAATACAACCTTTACTACGACTATAAGACTAGGAACCCATACAAGATATACAAGAGGAGCTCTCCTTATCTTTACTTAACGTCAGACAGCGGAATCAAAAAGGTGGGAGAGCAAGAGAGGGTCACAGACAGAGGGCTTTCAATACCAGTTAACTTAAACCTATCAGAAAAGTATAGGGTGGTATCTATGCAAATGGCAATGAGGTTTGACGAAGAATCTTTCCCCGACAAGGTCAGAGTATTTGAGGTTGAAGCAAAGAACTCATATATTAAGTTTTACTTAGCCAAGGTTGGAACTTCAGGAAAGAGGGCAAAGCTGTATGCCGTCAATGCAGCAACAGGCGCAGTAAACGACGGTGTCGCTTTTTATCTTAATGGAAAGCTTGTCCGTCAACCTGTGATCAATCTAGACCAATGGAATATGCTAGGAGTGACATTCTCTACAGTTCTCAATTTTGACTCATACTCTGGGGGCATCAGAATCACTGGGCCTCTAATGGTTAATAATGTTTCTCAATACCAGTCTACAAACCTACAGGAAATTCAGGAGCAAGACTTTAGGCAATGGTCTGAGGTCGCCACTAACCCAGGAGACATCTCAGGCCTCGGCTGGAAGTTTTGGAGTAATACCTATATTTGGAATGGGGTTCTCGTAAAGTCCTCCACAAATATCTATGGAATAACTCCTGACGATATATATAGGACTTACATAGGGACAAATAAGATAATCGTTGACGACAATCAATCAATATCTATAGGAAATTACGAGTATTCAGCTTATGCTGACATCAAGTGGACCACATCTGTTGCCACTCCCGTATAATGTGGTATACTATTGTACATGGAAGAGAATAATAACGGGCAAATTGGTAAATCAAAGATTACAGTCTTAAACAAGGACTACCCCTGGGGTATTTATTTTTGGAAGAAAGCAAACGGGAAGCCTTATACAGACGGCCACGGAAGTGTTTTAAACATTCCTTCACACAAAGGTGACGTTCTTCAGCTTCAGAAGCTAACAAACGAAGCGACAGCCCTAGGCCATGGTGATGGATCTTACGAGTTTATAGCAGGTGCTGGCCGAGTTTCAGAAGAAGAGTATTCCGAGCAGGTAGATCGAATGAAGCAAGGACTCCTTCCAAACCTTAATGACTTAGGAGCTGTCCAAGCAGCCAAAGACACCATATCTCTTTATGGAGATGAGGAATAATGCCTGACTACGAAGTTCCATTTATTCAGGCAAACTTAGATCAAGAACAAAAGTCCGAAGACTTATTTAAAAAGCAAGACCCGTTTAACAAAAGCTGGGACATGCTTAAGGGCTTGGTCAACATCGAGCCAAATTTTAAGCGTAGAACTAGCAGAATCTCCAAGATTGCACCACCTACAGACAACTATCTCGCAACAGCAAGAGCAATTCCTACAGGTGAAGGCGCAGCCTCAAAAGAGATTAATCCTGGAAGTGTATACAATAATGGCTACGGACTCTTTGACGTAATCACACCACCATGGAATCTTTACGAGCTAGCGAACTACTATGATACCTCGTTTGCGAACCACGCAGCTATTGACGCAAAGGTCGAAAACATTGTGGGCCTGGGTTATGATTTTGAGACAAACCAGAGAACAATGCTGAAGCTTGAGATGAACAACGACAAAGAGGCCACAGCAAGAGCTAGGAAGAGAATTCAGAGAGTAAAGGTTGAGCTTAGAGATTGGCTAGAGAACCTAAACGATCAAGACTCAATGACTCACACACTCATGAAGTTCTATACAGATGTGCAAGCAACTGGAAATGGCTACCTAGAAGTAGGTCGTAAAACAAACGGAGACATTGGTTATGTGGGACACATCCCAGCTACGACCATGAGAGTACGTAGACTCCGTGATGGTTACGTACAGATTATTGGTCAAAAGATTGTGTACTTCAGAAACTTTGGGGCAAAGAACAAGAACCCTATAACCACTGACCCAAGGCCCAATGAAATTCTTCATTACAAAGAGTACTCGCCTCTTAATACGTTTTACGGTATTCCAGACATAATGTCTGCCATATCTTCCTTACACGGAGATCAACTTGCAAGTCAGTACAACATTGATTACTTTGCTAACAAAGCAACTCCAAGATACATTGTTACTCTTAAGGGTGCAAAGCTATCAGGCGATGCCGAAGATAAGCTATTCAGATTCTTACAGACTAGCCTAAAAGGTCAGTCCCACAGAACACTGTACATTCCTCTACCAGGAGATACAGAGAATAGCAAGGTAGAGTTTAAGATGGAACCCATAGAGAACGGTGTCCAGGAAGCCTCATTCAATGAGTACCGAATGCGAAATCGTGACGATATCCTTGTAGCCCACCAGGTACCTCTTTCTAAGATTGGAGGAGGAGACGGAGCAAGCATTGCAGCAGCTCTCGCTCAAGACCGTACGTTTAAAGAGCAGGTAGCCAGACCAGCACAGACAAATCTAGAAAAAATGCTCAACAGGATTGTTCGTGAAAAGACAGACATCTTAGAATTAGCTTTTAACGAACTAACTCTGACGGATGAAATTGCTCAGTCACAGATTCTAGAGACATATGTAAAGACTCAGGTCATGACTCCTAACGAAGCAAGAGAGGCCTTAGGATTGCCACAACGACCAGATGGAGATGAAATGTTTGACTTATCTCCTCGCCAAGCAACCGACGCAAGAGCCAACCTTGCACAAAACCGTGAAAGAGATAGTGAAAGATCTAATAACCAGGCAGATTCATCTGGTACAATAGATGGTAGGAATGCACAAGGAGAGGGTAGGGCCAGTAACTAGTTTTTGCTAATATTACAAAAACGTAACAATTTAGCAAAAAGGGTCTATAATATAGTAGTATGACTATTTTAAAAGCACAGTGGGATTCAGACGGCGATAAGCTGCGACTTTCAATGCCCTTTTCCAAGGTTGATAAAGAGCGTAGAATTGTGTCTGGGTTTGCCACTTTAGACAACGTAGACAAGCAAGATGACATAGTCACTGCCGATGCCAGCCTCGACGCATTTAAAAGATTTCGTGGGAATATTAGAGAGATGCACCAGCCACTGGCAGTTGGCAAGATGGTAGCTTTTAAAGAAGACAAATACTTTGACCCAGAAAGCAACAAGTTCTTTTCTGGAGTTTACGTTTCTGCTTACGTATCTAAGGGTGCACAAGACACTTGGGAAAAGGTTCTAGACGGAACCCTTTCTGGTTTTTCCATTGGTGGGAGAATGAACAAGTGGGACGACGCTTATGATGCAAAGATGGACAAGCCTATTCGTATTATTAAAGAGTACGACTTAGTAGAGCTCTCCTTGGTAGATACCCCAGCAAACCAGTTTGCAAACATTCTGTCCGTTGAAAAAGTAGACGGAGCTGACGTTCTTAAAGGCGATTTTGTAGACATCGAGATAGAAAATGTCTTCTACGATGAAGAGTCTGGACTCGTTGTTCTCTCAACAGAAGAGACAGCTCAAACCCCTATTGATGGTTCTGAAATGAAGAACATAGGTTTCGTTGAAAAGAATGATAACGAAAAAACAGAAATGATGAAGTTCTTAGTTGATAGTGCTAAAGGCATTAATCTTTCTAAGATGACAAAGGAGGTAAGTCCTATGACTGACAAAATGAATGAGGTAGCAGAAGCTGCCGTAACAAAGTCAGATGAGGTCGCTCCAGAGGCAGATGCCCTAGTAGAAGCAGTAGCTACAGAAGATGTAGCAAAAGCAGACACACCAGAGGTTGCAAAGACAGAGAACATGGAAGAAGACGAAGAAAAGTCTTACTCAGATGATGAGGAAGAAAAGAAAAAGTCTGAAACTATGGATGAGGAAGAAGAAGAAATGAAGACTGCAAAGTCAGATTCTCCAGAAGCCACTGTTGAAGTAACTGAAGAGGTATCAAAATCAGATGATGTATCAAGTGGGATAGCAGAGCTAACCTCTACAGTTACATCAGCCTTTAGCGATCTGACAGCAGTCGTAAAATCTCTAAATGAGGAGATTGCTGATCTGAAGAAATCACTAGGCCTAGCAACTGCAAAACTTGAGGATGCAGAAGTTGGTTTTAATGAGCTTGGGAAGAGGGTAGACGCAGTTGAGTCTGACACCGCTTTCCGCAAATCTGGCGATCTCGGCGAGATTGTACAGGAAACTCAGATGGAAAAATCTGAGCAATCCCTATGGGGCGGTCGTTTCCTCAAAACTGCCGATTTATTTAAATGAATAAACTAAACAATCACTTAGGAGGTGACAATATGTCGGAAGAAATTATCAAGAACAACCCAGACACAGCTGGCGACGACTCTGGACTATATAACGGAGAAGGTGCTTTTGCTTCTGGAGGTATTGGTGGAGTAACTACTCCTGGAGCTTCAACTCTAGGAAATATTCCAACTGCAAACATGGGAGTAACAAGCGGTGGTAATGCCGTCAACCCTTCTGGTGATGCTGGTAGCGGTATCCTACGCCCTGAACAGGCACGTCGTTTTATTGACTACGTATGGGATGCAACAGTTCTCGCCAAGGATGGTCGTCGTGTTACAATGCGAGCGAACACCATGGAGCTAGAAAAGGTTAATGTTGGAGAGCGTGTTATCCGTGCAGCAGCACAGGCAACTGGCGACTACAACAACACAGGCGCTACCTTTACAAAGGTAGAGCTAACCACAAAGAAGATTCGTTTGGACTGGGAAGTCTCTGCTGAATCACTAGAGGATGGAGTCGAGGGCGCAGCCCTAGAGGATCACCTAGTACGTCTAATGACAGGTGCTTTTGCAAATGACATCGAGGACCTAGCCATCAACGGCGACGGTACTACTGGTGACTTCTTGTCAATCATGGACGGGTTCGTAAACAGGTCTAAGACTGGTGGAGCACACGAGTCAATAGTTACTGTAGAGAACAACTCATGGACCCCAGAGGTCATGCAGAACCTTATCCTGGCTATGCCACGTAAGTACCGTGCTATCAAGAACAACCTAAAGTTCTATGCAGGTACAGACGCATTCCAGGGTATCGTTAAGAACAACGGAACACTTGCAGACGCTATTGCTGAGGCCTTCGGATCTCATCCAGGCGCTGCTGGCACTCCATCGGGACGTGACCGTTACCTAGACGGCGCAGACCAGACATTCGGTGGAGCTCGCTCTACCCGTGTTCTTGGTGTGCAGGTACAAGAAGTACCTTACTACCCAGCTGGCTTCGTTGATCTAACCTTCCCACAGAACCGTGTTTGGGGTTTCCAGAGAGACATCACTGTAAACCGTGAGTACAAGGCTAAGAAGGACACCATTGAGTACACCGTATTCGTACGTTTCGGTATTCAGTGGGAAGAAGAGGACGCAATTGCTTGGGCTGACGCTGCAGCAGATGCATAATCTATAACTAAATAACCTTAAGGGGGGCTGGGGCATCTCGCCCTGGCCCTCTTTTTTTACTTAATTCAGTGATATAATTATCATATAGAAAGCAAAGGAGAATCAAATGTCAGATTTCAAAGAACACGCCCGTGACGGCGACGGAGACGGTCTAGTTCAGGACGGTACAGAATGGGAACGTCCAGTGGCAGAAGAGGCAGAAGAGGCTCAAAAAGAGTCAGAAGCTGAACTGTTCGCAGAAGAGCTAGGAATTGAGGCTTCTGTTTCAGAAGCTGTAGAGGAAGAGTCAGTAATCAGTACTCCTACTTATAAGTCAGATAAGGGCTCAAAAAAGAAAGCTATGACTTCAGTAGCTGACGGAGTAATTGGAACCGACGTTCCGTCAAAGCCAAAAGCCAAGGTTACCAACCAGGTAAAGAACATTACAGACAAGACAGTAGCTATCTACTCTGGTCGTAATGTCCGCTGGGAAGGTGTTGGAAAGATCAACAAGGGTTACAACATCTTAGACCCTGAGACTGCAGATCTATGGATCGGTAAGCTGTCTCACGTTAGACTTGCTACTCCAGAAGAGGTTTCTAGGGAACTAGGCTAACCTCATGGAGATATTGAGGGTTCCACCATATAACACCATTAGTGCATCGATAGATGTCTCTGTCGCAGGAGATTCCTACGAGGTGTCTATTATTAATATGGTGGACTCCTCTTTATCAACAGTCACAGTAGTAGCATCAGCAAATTCAAAAGTTGCTATTCCGCTACCTTCAGACTATGACTCAGAGTTTTTGTTACAGATAGATGAAGAAGAGCACCAAGTAGAAGTTACAAGACCATACGTAAACCCCAAGACTAAAGCCGACACCGCATCAGCAATCGCAGAGTATGCAGGTAACGAAGAGATCGCAAGAGCAATAATTGACTCGATCATAAAAGAAGGATTCTATTACAAAAAGCATGTTCTAGAGATGATAGGAATGGGTTCAGACTACTTGCCTATATGGGTAGAGTCAAGAAAAGTTTTGCAGGTGTACGAGAACAACGTTCTTATCTTTGATGCCTCTGCCCCCTCCTCATACTCCAGAGCATTTGCAATCTCTGCAGATAAGACCTCGGTCATAGAAACTACTTATGACGCTGGAAGCGTAAATCGTTTAGAAAGTGCGGTAATCATGATCCCACTAGCAGCTACAGACTCCAACCACATGACATATTACAACAGTGGCTTTGTTAAGAATTCAGACTATAAGGTTATCTTGGCAGCAGGATACAAAAACGTACCATCAGACATCGTAAAAGCCACCGAGCTTTTAGTAGAGGATATTTCGTGTGGCAAGTTGGACTATTACAAAAGGTACATATCAGATTACAGCACTGACCAGTTTAAGATAAAGTTTGATAACCGAGTATTCGAAGGAACAGGAAACATAATGGTAGATAAAATACTTTCAAAGTATTACAAGTCTATCACTAGACTAGGGGTCCTGTAGCATGTCCGTAAATGAGACTCCAGATTTCTTGTACCCCACATTGGCAACAGTTTTCTACCCCTTAGTTGAGCAGGGGGCCTACGGAAACATTAAGAAACAGTGGATAGCCGACAGGATAGTTGCTGTGAGCATGAACAGCCAGGGCTCTGCCATGAGCGAGGATGTCAAGCCCAACGTAAACATCACCCAAGAAGTTACCCTCGTGGGAAGAACGAAGACAGACCTGAGAGTCTCCAGTAAGCTTGCAAAGACTTCAATAACAAACATCGTAGTTAGTAATTTTTGTGACAAGAATGGGAATCAGATCTATATCGAGACAGCAGGCATTAGGATAGGGAAGTCAACCATATTTGAGGTAGCTGGTCAAGAGCCATTCCTAGGACCTTTCGGCAACGTAGAGTATTACAAGGTTATGCTTAAAAGATCTGAGAACCAGTCAGTAGATATTTAAATGAAAGTCTCGTATAACACGGCAAAGTTTGCCAGAGAGATGAATAACATCATAGACTACTCCATAGGCTTTCTCGAGGGTGCCCAAAAGGGAAAGACCATGTTCCTGAGGAACCTAGGAGAGAACGCCACAGAGATAATGAAAGAGTTCGTGGACTCAAGTGCTAGGATAAATCCAGAGTCTCTTCACCACGTATATGAGTGGTACAAGAACGGCAGCCCAGAAGCCAGACTCTTTGATATAAACTATACAGTTAGTAACTTGGGACTCTCTTTTAAGTCATCACTTAGCCAGTCTTCATCAGTAAAAGCTGGATCGAAAGTACCATTTTATGACAAGGCGAGAATCATGGAAGAGGGTATTCCTGTTACCATAAGGCCCGTCTCATCTCAAGTTCTAGTTTTTGACGTGGATGGAGAGACTGTGTTTACAAAAAAAGAAATCAGAGTAGAAAATCCAGGTGGAGTAGAAGTCCAAGGATCTTTGGAAAGAACGCTAGACATGTTTATGAGACAATACTTTACTCAAGCATTCCTGTATAATAGTGGTATAGCAAAACACTTTAGCAATGGCACCATGTTTAAGAATAACATGAGATCGGGCAAGAGTCTAGGTAAGCCAAAAGGTATTGAGACAGGCTATCGCTGGATCGTTAACGTATCAAAGGGAGCTCTATAATGACAATTTTTTATCCACCAGCTTTTATTAATGGATACATGAAAGAAAAGATTACGGATTACTTTTCTGAGAATCCCCTCAACGGTTTTACGGGTGACACTAACCTGCCCTTCTTCCCCACCAGTCCTACAGCTATAGAAGACTTGACAGCAAGCTTTCCAAATGGTGGTGGGCAGTTCGCAGTCTACGATAGAATGATGAAAATGAGAAGGTCCCCATTCCCACACATCAAGTCAGAGCAGCTGCTTTATTACTTCTATGCAACTGGAGAAAATCCCATTCCGTTCATGATTGAGCTAGCTCAAAAGGTTCAAGACCTTCTAGACAATGAGGATGAGTCTGCTCAAGATCTTAATGCTTGGATAAAAGCAAAGCAGTCTTCAGCATCACCTCTAGTCGATGATTCAGGAACCCCACTCCCCCTTCCATTCTTTCACAAGATAAAAATTTACCAGCTTGAAGAGAGCAGAGATATTGTTGATTTTGGCACAGCCAGAACCTTTGCAGGTAATAAAATAATTATTGACTATGACTGGCATAAGAGTAGTTCTTCATAAACCTCTGGTATAATTGTAATTGAGGAAACAAACGCCCTTTCTATCTATTAAGAAAAAGAGGTGAAAGAAATATGGCATATACACGTGGTACGAGTGCAAACATCATTGTTGGTGCAGCAGCTCTATTTACATACGAACTTGGCGAGTTGAATGACGCAGCCATGCCAGCCTACGTTGATAACGAATCCCTAAAGGATACGCTTGAGGCAGATGCTGACTTCCGAAATGTTGGTTACACCAGCAACGGACTGGAGCTACAGTTCCAGCCAGACTTCGGAGAAGTAAGCGTTGACCAGGTACTAGACGTTGCAAAACTTTACAAGCAGGGTATGCAGGTTAACCTGAATACATCGTTTGCAGAGGCAACACTAGAGAACCTACTGTTTGCAGTAGCTGGACAGGATGACGACCTAGTCGACGTAGTCGGCACAGGTGGAACATCTTCCACACTAAGCACCCTAAACCTGTCCGCAGGTGACATCGGTGAGTGTCCAGTAGAGCGTGGTTTGGTTGCTGTTGGTCCAGGTACAGGAGACTGTGCTGCTGGTTCAGCAATTGAGCGAATCTATGTTGCATACCGTGCACTCTCAATCGAGAGCGTTACAGTATCAGCTAAGCGTGACGAAGCAACAATGTTTGAGGTAAGCTTCCGCTTGCTACCAAACAACGCTGCATCATACGGAAAGATCGTTGACCGCACACTAGAAATGCCTGCGTAAGCAGACCAAAAGATTAGTTAGATTTCCCCCTAGTGTAATGCTAGGGGGTTTTCTTTTGCTATAATAGAAGCATGGCAACTAGAGTATATAATTCAGGATACGTCTACACAGTAGACGGGGCAGAGATTTACGTAACCCCACTTAAAATAAAGTTTCTCCGTGACTTCATGGTTGAGTTCGCAGAGGTAAGGACTTCTAAGGGTTCTAACGATGATGTAGCTCTTAAGCATCTCATAGAGTGCATAAGAATATCTATGAGACAGTACTACCCCTCAATAAAGACATCCGAAGAAGTCGAGGACAACTTTGATGTTCAAACTCTTTACGAAATACTCAATTACGCAGCAGACATCAGTCTGAGTACAGAAAAGCCTGAGCCAATATCTGATCAGGCTAAAGAGTCAGAAGCAAGCTGGGAAACTTTTGACCTTGCCAGTCTAGAGGCAGAAGCTTTTCTTCTGGGAATTTGGAAAGACTATGCGGAGTTGGAGAGTTCTATTTCCTTGCCAGAACTAAGTAAGACCATAGAGATGAAGAGAGAGCTTGACTACGCAGAGAAGAAGTTCTTGGCAGCTATGCAGGGTGTTGACCTGGATGAGCAGACGGGTAAGAAAGAGGCTAACGCATGGGAAGAGATGAAGGCCAGAGTATTCTCACGTGGAAAGACCTCAGACCCTGACGATATTATAGCCTTACAGGGAAACAACGCTGCAAAGGCTGGTTTCGGTATAGGTATGGGCCTGTCGTATGAGAAGATCGGATAATCCGTCCCCTAACTATGCTATAATTGTGTAGACCAATAAAGGTCTATGGAGAGGTAAACACAAATGGCTACAACAACTATCGGGCAAACCGAGATCGAACTAATGGATGGAACTAAGCTAACCGTTCGTCCCCTAAAGGTTTCACTGCTACGCTCATTTTTGAAGAAGTTTGGAGAAATTTCTGAGGTTGCTACAGACAATGACAAGTCAATGGACATTCTTATGGAGTGTGTGCAGATTGCAATGCGTCAGTACAAGCCAGAAATTGCGGATGATCTAAAGGCTCTTGAAGAGAACCTAGATCTTCCAACTGTTTACAAGGTGGTAGAAGCAGCATCAGGCATAGTCCTAGATGATGCCAATGTTCTTGCAACATAATACTTAACACGAGGTGCTAGTGAATGGCTGATTTCGAAGCTAAATTCGGCGTAAACATAGATACAACGGCAGCTCTTGCATCGATTAAGCAACTTCAGTCTCAAATATCAACCTTTCATCGGCAGCTTGCAAAGGGGTCGGCAGTCAACACTGCTAGCCAACAGAACCTACAACGTAACTTAATATCCGACATAAACTCATCTGGTAAGTTTAATGCCAGTATGCAAAGAGTGCATTCCACCACAGAGAACTTCACGAATGCTCTTGAGAAAAACAAGCTGTCTATGGGACAGTACTTTAGATACGCTGGTGGGGCATCTAAAACCTTTGGTCGTAAATTCATTAGTGAGTTTAATACCATAAACAAGGTAGCACGAGAACGTGTAAAAACCCTGCAGACCCAATACATTGCCATGGGTCGAGACGCTAATGGGGCACTACAATCTATAGCAGTCAGACCTTTGAGTCTGGACATGAACAATCTCGCCACTAAAACAGCTATAGCAGCCCAGAAGCAACAAATCTTTAACCAACTGCTTAGGCAGGGGTCTACCAACCTACTGAACTTCGGAAAGAATACTCAGTGGGCTGGTAGACAGCTTATGGTTGGTTTTACTATTCCTCTAGCAATCTTCGGATCCATGGCTGGTAAAACATTCATGAAGGTCGAAGAAGAAGCTATTAGATTTAGGCGTGTCTACGGAGAGCTCTTCACCCCACCAGAAGAAGCCAACGCCATGATTGACCAGCTTAAAGAGTTGGCCTCAGAGTTTACCCAGTATGGAGTATCCCTAGAATCAACCCTGGCCCTAGCCTCAGACGTAGCTGCCATGGGTAAGACAGGGGCAGACCTAATGGCCCAAGTATCAGAAGCTACAAGGCTGTCCGTGCTGGGATCTGTGGATCAAGCAAAAGCCCTAGAGGCTACGATCTCTGTAACAAACGCTTTCGGAATCTCGGCAGAAGACTTAGCAGGAAAGATAGACTTTCTTAACGCTGTAGAGAACCAGACAGTGACGGCCATTGAAGACTTAACCATAGCTATTCCAAAAGCTGGTCCAGTTATCCAACAGCTTGGTGGAAGCGTAGAAGACCTAGCCTACTTCTTGACCGCCATGAAAGAGGGTGGCATCAATGCCTCAGAAGGAGCTAACGCTCTAAAGTCGGGTCTTGCCAGAATAATTAACCCAACCATTAAAGCATCAGAAATGATGAAGGGTCTGGGAATTAACATTAATGGTATTGTTGAGGGCAACGCAGGAGACATAAAGACAACCGTAACAGAGCTTGCTTTTGCGCTAGATGAATTGCAGCCTTTGCAAAGATCGAGAGCTATTGAAGAACTTTTTGGAAAGTTTCAGTTCGCAAGAATCTCAACCCTATTCCAGAACATAACAAAAGAGGGTAGCCAGGCAGCAAGGGTTCTAGATTTAACTAGAGCTTCAACTCAAGAGCTTGCAAACCTATCTTCCAAAGAGCTTGGAGCTGTTTCAGAGTCAACCACCTTCGCATTCAAGAAGGCTTTTGAGGACTTGAGGATTGCCATTGCTCCTATTGGAGAGCAATTCATCAAAGCAGCCACACCTATTATTCAGTTTGCTACTAAACTTCTTAGCCAATTCGATAAGATGGGTGACGGAGCAAAGAACTTTGTCGTAATCTTAACAGCTGTCCTGGGACTAATAGCCCCCGTAGCTCTGATGACGTTTGGTCTTCTTGCTAACGGCGCAGCAAACATTCTTAAAGGTTTTGCAGCTCTAAGAACTATGTTCCTAAGAACAGCTCAGGACACCAGCGTACTGGGAAGCCAAACTCAGTACCTGACACAGGAGCAACTGATAGCCAACGCAGCATCAGCATCTCTTGAGCAGTCACACATGAGGCTAACTCAGCAGTTCACATCCGAGACTACAGCTGTATCCCTATTGACAGCAGCATACGAAAAAGCAGCTCTCGCTGCATCAAGGCTAACAGCAGTTCGTCCCATGCCAACATCCATCGGAAAAGGTGCGGTCAAAGGATACGCTTCTGGTGGAATAATCTCAGGTGAGGGAACAGGGACTTCAGACTCTATCTTGGCGCAGGTCTCTAATGGAGAAGCTATCATACCAGCCAAGGTAGTAAGCAAGAATCCAGGATTTTTTGCTAAGCTTATTTCAGGAGGAATCCCAGGATTTGCTAAAGGCGGAATTCTCGGAGGTAAGGTCAACGTCGGAGGCAAAGAGTATGGTGTCCCAGATGGAAGAAGTTCAGGAGCCATGCAGTCCAGAATACAAGGTCTCGCCGATGCAGGGACATCCCTTGACTCCCTGACCTCTGTTATGGATAAGCTAGAGGCCCAATCAAAATTAACCGCAGCAGCCCTTAAAGCAGAGGTCAGAGCCAGAGGACTGTCTCCTAAAGGTGGCCCAAGCGAGGTACAGAGAGCTCACCTTACCCTGCCTACAAAAAATGCAGACGGATCTATGGGTCTTTCTGGTCTAACCAGAGAAATGTCCAGAGAGCAAAACATAGCACTTAGGGCTGGGCAGAATAAGGATCAGTTCTTAAAAGAGTATTCTTCAAGAAAAGGTGGCCTCACCGCTGCAGGAGAAGCTGGCATGCGACAGACGGGAGCCCTAGGACCCAGGGAATCTATGTCTTCGGATATGGTAGCTACCATGCAACAGCTTGACGACGAAATAGGAAAGTTAGCCCACGAGCTCTCTGTAGACGGTTTAGTATCTGACGCCGAGCTAGCAAAAGCTGCAGACATCGTAATCAGAAAAGCAGAGTCTAAGTCAGGGAATACGGGAACTGCAGGCAGTGCTCTGAGAGAAAGACAAAAAGCCCAAGTAGCTACTAGGTCAGCAATATCATCAAAGATGAATGCGGAAAACATTAGGTCTGGAAAAACTTCTCTTCGAGGTAATGGTGTCACTCTCGTTGATTCAAATGGAGCAGTTCAAGGCAAACTGCACAAGGCTGATGCTGATAGGGCTCACGCTGCTAGATCTGCTCAGGAGAAAAGAGAGATCACAGCTGCTTCTAGGGTAAGTAGCTCAACGACAGCTCTAGCTGGACAAAGGTCCTACACAGGATATAAGCAGATGTCTTCACCAGCAAATAGCCAGTCCGCCCTTATCAAAAAGGGAGCTGAAGACACAAAAGCCTATAACAAGGGAGTCCAAAGCAACAAGTCTCAAGACCAGTATATGCAGAACAGAGATCGGAAGAGCCCACACAGGCTCGCTGCCAAAGATGGATCCGATGACGCTAAAGCTTACAACCAGGGAGTAAAGTCTGGGTCTAGGAGATCCTCAAGTGCTGGCCAGCAGAGGCAGTCTGGAATCGTAGATGCTGCAAGTCAGAAGCCAGCAGGCAAAAGAAGGTCCTCAACTCCTCAGCAAAACACGTCTGGAGATGCAGCGAGAGCTGCGGTTGCACAAAGGCAATCCGTTGTAGCGACCCAAGCCCAAAGCGCAGCTACAAAAAACAGCACTGCAAGACTTCAGAAGATGTCAGGTGCCCTAAGCGGAGGAATGTTTGCTCTTACCTCTCTTGCAGGTGCAGGAATGATGGCAGGTGGAAAGCTTGGAGAGGTATCTCAGAAGGTCTTCCAGTTGTCAGGAGTCTTCTTTGCCTTAATCCAGATAACTCAGATGCTTACAAAAGAAAGTTTCTTGCTTTCCGTAGCCAACAGAAAAAGAGCAGCCTCAGAAGCTGCAGCCACGGTCGCTTCCGCAGGTGGAGGAGGATTGAAGAAGGGGCTTGCAGGTCTCAGCGCTTTCGTTGGAGGTCCTATGAAGATGGCTTTTGTCGCAGCTGGTCTAGCTGTGGCAGGACTTATCGCTGTGTTCATGCACTTTAAGAAAAAATCTGATGAAGCAGCAAAGAAGGTAGAGAATCTAGGGAAAGCTTCAAACTTTAGCGCAGAAAAGCTACAAGCTCTGGGTACGCTTTTTGGAAAAGACATAAACACTAGCTCCCCTGGTTCGTTAGGTGGCAAGACCAACGGAAAGAACGCAGACCAGAAGAAGCAGATTGACGAGTTGTCAAAGAGTGAAGAGCTAAAGGCTCAGTTTGGAGATGAGATTGCTGGACTTGAATCCGCTTCTAATGCTCAGGCTAAGTCAATAATGAGGTCTTTAGCTTTTGCCTTAGCCTCTGGAGGGGTAGACGAAGAGTCCGCAGGAATAATTCTACAGTCAATAGCCATCGCAGCAGAGAAGGGAAACTTAGGTCTAGATTTTTCTAAGATTCCAGTTACAATCCCCGACTTAACAAAAGACAGACTCGAAGTTTCTGAATCCGCTAATAGCGCTTTCGACAGTGCCTTAGTGCGAAACACTCCGAACCCCACAGATGTTCAAAAAGCAAGACAGGTATTTGAGGAATTTGGACAACAGCTAACTCAAGATGTTATATCCACGGCCTCTGACCTGGGGTCTCTAAGGACTGAGTTTGAGAACTCAGCGATGTCAAGTCTAGACTTCTCCACTAGCGTGACAAAGTTGCTAAGGCCTTTGACTAGTCTAGAAGAAGAAATGCAAAAACTATTGCTGCCTAACCTAGCTGAGCAGTTGAACCTAGATCCAGAAGCCTTTGTTAACGTTGAAAACTTAGCTGGAGCTCTCTCAGTTCTTAAAGCAGTAGCCATGGGGATTGACATCGACGCCTCGTTCCTGGAGACATTCAATAAAAGACCTAAGAACTCCGAAGACAAAAAAGAGCAAGCCTTGGCTCAAAGAGAGCTAAACAAGATCATAGAGAAGAACATAGAGCTTACAATTAAGGGCAGAAAAGCTACCGAAGATAAAATCATTACCGATCAAGCAGCAGCTGACCTAGCCGACCTTGAAGCAGAAGTCATAGCAGCTAAAGAGAAGAAAGCAGCTTTTGAAGCCTTGGTTCTCGCAGGCAAAGACCAAACAGAAGCTTTAGAGATGGTATCAAACGGTAACATGCTAGTAGCTCTAACCTCAGCAATTGCTGCAGATGAGGTTAATCGCTTAAACAACAACATGGGAGATACAACCGCTGTGGAGGACGCTATGGCTTTGTTTGCAGAGCTGGCAGCCCAAGAGTTGCCTTCCTTTGACCGAACCTCAGGCTCAGGAGATAAGAGCCCCTACCAGCTAGCCATTGAGTCACTAAAAGAAGAAAGAGCTCAGATAAAGAATAACCTAAAAGCTTACGGACTACTACGTAAAGCTGGTATGGATATTTCTGCAGCTTCTGATGCAGCGTCTGACTCAACCTTAGCTCTTGCTCTAGCTACTACAAAAGTAGGAAGTAAGAAGTATAAGGAGATCTTGTCTCTTGTAAAAGAGATTGACGTAGTAAGCAAGAAGAATGCTTTGAGAGAACTCCTTGGTGGCAGGTCAGAACAGATTCAGATGCAATCTCAGTTCTTAAAGATAGTTCCGATTCTTAGTAAGATGGGGGTTGAGGCACAGGACATAGTCGACATTCTTGGAAATGCAGACTTAGCAAAGGCTTTCATTGCAGATCTTAAAGATGGAAAGCTGGATGCTGCAGCACTGAAAAACTACCTAAAGCAAATTGAAATGATGAAGTCTCTTGAGATTCAGGTAACTCTTACGACTCCTGAAGGTCAGGCAGCAGCTGTAAGCGAAGCCTTTTCTAATATCTCAGAATGGTTCGCAACAAAGAAAGCAGCCATAGATATTCAGTTCCGACCTCGGTTCGACGCTGCAGGTAAAATAATAAAAGAAGCAGAAGAGGCTATCGAATCCTATACAGACAAAGTAAGCGAAAACGAATACCAGTTGTCTGGAATAGAAAGGTCTGAAGATGCTATCAACGAAAAATACGAAGCAAGAATTAAGTCTCTGGAGGCAATTCAGAACGTAAACAAGCTCATTCAGTCACAAGAGAAGGCGTCTCTAAACGTAGCTGACGCACTGTCTCGTGGTGACATAGCTGCTGCAGCACAGGCGGTACAGGAAGCCAGGTCCCAGGCAGCTTCAGACCAAGCTGACACGATGAAGGCAAACATTGACACAGCTAAGGAAAGAGAGTTAGCTTCCATAACTTCGACCAGTGGCCAAACGAGGGTTGAGCTGGAGAAGCAGATTGCTGGCTGGAAGCAAGAGATTGAAAGAATTGAGCACGATACCTTGGTCCCAGCCCAGAGGTCTCTAAACATAGCGGAAAAAGCAAGAGACGCACAGTTTGACACTCTGACCTATCTGGGTAGAACAGAAACGCAGTGGGGAGACATTGAGAACGCAACTAACCTAGCTCGAGTTGAAGCAGAGTCTTACATGGAGGCAATAAAGAAAGCTTTGGCTCTTCTTCCAGGACTAACTGGAGGTAAAGTAGACTTAGGTATGGGTCCCGTAGACAAGGGCAACTCCAACGACTCTGAGACAGCAGAGCTTAACAGGCTAATTCAGATTACTAGAGACAGAGTCCGTAGTGGCAACTTTGAAGATGCAGCCATGGGGAAAAGGCTCGAGAGCATAAACATTGAAAGAATTAAAAAAGTTAGAGGCTTGACTGGAGATCAAAATACTATGGGTGGCAGAGGATACGCCATGGGTGGAGTGGTCAGAGGATATTCTATGGGAGGCCTGGTTCCCAAGTACTTTGCTAGCGGAGGCTTTGCTATGGGTTCTGACACTGTTCCAGCAATGCTGACTCCAGGAGAGTTCGTAATGCGCAAGTCAGCAGTAAAGAGTTTCGGGGTAGATAAGATGAAGTCAATGAATAATGGAACATCCTCAGCTGATTCAGTGTATAATTATAGCTTGAACGTAAATGTTAAGTCAGATGCCAACCCTGACCAGATTGCTAGTGCAGTGATGCAAAAAATAAAGAGTATAGACTCTCAAAGAATACGTGGAGGTAGGTCGTAATGGCAAGCAACGCTTATGTTACTGGTAGGCAGAAGTATGCAAGACCTCAAGCTGTGCTTTGGTCAGAGACAGAGCCTGTTCTGACAAACGGGTTATACCTGCCATCGGGTTCCGAGCCAGGTTCTAATAATTGGATCAAAGGCAATGACGAGTTCATAATCCTCTCTGACCACAACAGGCAACCTATTGATGTTGCTATAGAGAGAATAGAAAACAGGCAAAGGACTATTAACGGAAGAATGCGATCTCACCATATTGCAGACAAGATAACTCTAGCCCTGTCTTGGGACATGCTTCCTTCAAAATCTTACGCTTTAGACCCTAAGTTCGATACCGAGGGAAAGACTGAATACCTTGGCGGTTCTGGAGTCCCAGGTAAAACAGACATGGAGTATACGGTTGACGGTGGCGCTGGAGGCGCAGAGCTTCTTCACTGGTACAACAATCACCAAGGATCTTTTTGGGTAATGCTCTCTTACGACAATTACAAGGACACTGTTTTTAACGGAACAGACATGTACTCAGACCTGGCTATACAGAGGTACACTCAGGTAAAAGAAATGTTCGTTTCAGACTTTACCTATAGCATCCAAAAGAGGGGTGCTGGAAACTTAGATCTTTGGAATCTGTCCGTATCTCTGGAAGAGGCCTAAATGTATAATAGTCCAGAACTCAGTTCTCACATAAACACATCTGCAACAATAAAGTCTCAGACCCTAATCTTGGCTGAGTGGAATATGAACTTTGCAGATAATATAGAATTGGTAGGAAACTACAGATTTCGTCCAAGGGATGAAACAAAGTTCTCAAACATCCCTAATTCCTTTGATCCCTATGACACTGGTGGATACTACACAAACGCCACCGATGCGGATGTCGTAATCCAAGGAGGATACCTAGACCAAACACTAAGCAGTCAAGAGTTAATTCCCACAGCCTTTCTTTCTATAAAGCAAAAAGAAAAACTTCTATATTCTTTAGATGACTGCTTTGCAAGGTTCAGGCCAAGGTCTGGAATAAACAAGCTTCGCATTGGAGTAAATAACAACTATACTCACTCTGCAAACATGTATATGTCTCAGAGACCAAGGTACTATGCTTCAGATAAGAAAGACAAGTTTAAGTACTGGACGTCATACAGGACAGAGGGTGGCATAGAGTATGGGATTGCTAATGATCAGCAGGGCAGTAAGTTCTACATAAGTGATGCAGCCCCCTTCGTAGTATACAAAGAGCCTGTGCCAGCTAACAGAGTTGTCGTAAAGATGCAGACGAATATTGGTTCCATAGATCTGGGACCCTTCTCTACAGAGGACGGAGCAATAGATGATCCTTTATACGGAGAGCTCTATCAGACGACACCTGTTGACTGGGAAATCCAGTACTTAGATGCCGATAACTCCTGGGTAAACGCACTATCATTCTTATCATCTGACAGGAGAAGAGATGGGTCTCCTATCATCGGTTCCGACGGATATGTGGAGATTGGATACGGCCTAGACATACCAGAAGCTTTTGTAGAAAGTTTTAGCCTGGTGGGAGAAGTTTCCGACTTTCTTTCTTTAGTGCCATCCGACAGGGTCGGAGACGCATACCTGGTCAGGGATAACGCTTCTGACGGTGGGACATACCACGTATGGACAGGAACGTATTACATGTCATTTGCTTCAAGTTATTCTTGGAGGCTCACCGACTATGAGAATGACTCTTATAAGATCATAACATCTAAGATCGTAAACGCAGATAGCTTTGTCTCCGTGTCTGGACTTCCAGAGTACAGAGAGTTCAAGTACATCAACGGTCTTCGGGTAGTGGCCAAGACCATGAATAACCTAAACTCCACTTTTGACCTTATCGATCTATCGCCTAGGCTGGTTGCGGATATCTCAGATTATACAGAAGCTTTGTCTATACAAAAGAACGCCTCAGACTTAGGTATTAGTGGTTTGCCAGTTGGACAGCTACTAGCCTCCACGGGATCTATAACAATCTTTGACCCCGACAGAGCCTTTGACAAAAACAATAAAAAAAGTCTTATCTCTAAGTATGCTGCAAACAACCTCAGCATATCAATCTTTGATGCCTTTTTTGGCGTGGATGGGGTCGATTACTACGTTCCGATAAAGACTCTATACGCAGATGGATTCCCCCAGATAGAACACGCAAACAGAAAAGTAACTATTAATCTAAGGGACAAGTTTTTCTATTTCGAGTCCCTCCAGGCACCACAAGTATTCCTCCCAGATATATCGCTCTCTTATGCAATATCAGTATTGCTAGACTCGATTGGATTTTCTAATTACGTATTCAAGAGACTAGATTCAGAGTCTGATCCTGTAATCCCCTTCTTCTACGTTCCACCAGACAAGACAGTAGCCGAAATTCTTAATGAGTTGGCGGTGTCTACCCAGTCAGCAATGTACTTTGACGAGGACAACAACTTCATAGTTTGCTCCAGAGGTTACATGCTTCCAGGATCTGGGGAAAGACTTTCGGATACAGTTATATACGGAAGCAAGGATGACTCAAAAAACCTAGAGTCAATCATTGACGTAGCCCAGCAGGGAATGGAAGTCTTTAACGACGGGAACATAAACTTCTCCGTAAACTATATTCAGAAGAGTTACGGAACAATAAGGCAAGCCTACGTAATGGACAAAGATAAGACCTGGATCTATAAGCCAGTGCTGCTCTGGGAAGTTCCATCGGAGGACACAACTAAGGCTATTAATGAAAGCTCTTCCACTCAGTCTGGGTACGTACTAGGGGCTATGCCACTTAATACAAGTGTTACGGACGTAATCCCCTACGTGTCTAATGGAGAAGTCAGGAATAACATTATTGACATTGGAGAAGCTGTCTACTGGCTATCTAGGTATAGTGGTTACTTCTACGCTAACGGAGAAATTATAAGATTTGATGCAGTTGAGTACAGCGTTCCTCAAAGAGTGACAAGTAACAATGCCACCTCAGCAAGTAACGTTTGGCTAACAAGTACACAAGACTACAAAGAGTATTTCTCCCAGCTACCTTTTAATGGAAAGATCTATCCAACAGGAAGAATTCGGATTTACGCAGAGCCTAACTTTGAGTCTAACCAGGGGCTAGTCAGCTTAAAAAATGGAGAAGTGGCTAAACATGGTAGAGGCCAATTCGGAACAGAGGTGACCTCCCACTCTGCAGGAATAGACAATTACTGGACAGGACTTTCTTCAATTTCTGGAACAGTCTCTGACCCATTCAGTAAGAGGGCCCTAGACGCAGCACAAGCTACAGGTCTAGCATCCTTTGCGATCAACGTGTCTGATACTGGTTCATCTGGAACTACAGATATCCTAGAGGTTAAGTCAAGAGCTTCTAAGTCCTATAGGTCAAGTACCATCAAAAACTTTTTGTCTAACACCTACGAGATGGAGTCCACTGACTCCCAAGCTCTCTATAGCCCAGACACCCTGCAAGCTTCAGCTTTGGTCTTTAACGGACCTAGCCTTGCATCTGACCAACTGTCAAAGAACCACGTATCTTATGTCTACAAGTCTCTTGCAGGAAGAGAAACTTCAATGACAAGCTTTGGGACTCGAATGAGGATTATTGGCAAGATAGAAAACAGCGAGACAACTTCTCAGTCCCCAGCAGGAGGCATGCCATACTATACAGTATCAGGTGGCTCAGCAAATCAGGATGCCTCCATATCTGGTGGATCAGGTGGGCTAGGAGTTCTGATAGAGCCAACATACGGAACTGGATACTACTTTGAGCTAGCAGCCTTGTCAGATAGAAACATTGAGAACTATGACACTGGAAACATTTATAACATAGCTTTTTACAAAAGCACAAAGTCAGGATCAGGGAATAAGATACAGTTCCAGACTCACTACCTTTGGAACGGACTCTCTAGTGTCCTAGTCGATGACGGCAAGTTTACTGGACAAGGAAGAATTTTAGCAGAAGAAAACACCACAGTATACGACCTGGCAGTAGAGTATGAAGACTTTGCTTCCTACAGAAGGTTTTACTTATACATCAACGGAACCCAAATTGCAACCGTAGATGATAAAGATCCCCTTCCTGTATATCAGAACATGTCTATGTTTGTCAGGGGTTCCTCACGGTGCATGTTTGAGCATGTGTTTGCTTTGTCAAATAACTACGGAGAGAACCCCTCTTCAAAGATTGATGCTCCAATCTCCACTGCCTTTGGAACTCAGTCAATAACCTCAAACGAAGCCTTTAGAAAGTATTCTATCTCTGGTCTAGTTCAGTCGACATACCTGTCTGGGATAAGTAGCTCAGGAACAAAGTACAACATTTTTTACGATGAGTTCGGGACCATAATGAGAGAGGCAGCCTACTTTGACATAAAGTATGATAAAGCTTACCCAGCTCTCTACGCCAGACTATCTCCTACGTTTAACAAGCTAAGAGGCTACGTGGTATCTGGATTCCAAGGAAACCCCTATGGGGCAGAGTTCTTAATCTTTAACGCTACAGATACACAGTTAGTCCTAGATGAGACAAGTGGAAACTACCTAAGGATCCAGGGTGTTACTTTTACCCAGTCAGGCCAGACTGCATTATCCGTAGACGAGTTCTACCAAAAGCACAGCGACCTAAGAGACACCTCGTTTGTCAATGATCCAGAAATCAGGTCTCCGCTATTAGTAAAAGAAGAATACAAGAACATAAAAGATAGCAGAATGAAGTATGGAAGAAGAGAGTTCACTCTTGACGCAAACTACTTGCAGACAAATGAAGACGCAAGGTCAATGATGTCATGGGTCATGTCAAAAGTATCTAAGGAGAGATTGGCTGTAGGAGTAGATATATTCCCTAACCCTATGATACAGCTGGGAGATATCGTAAACATATACTACAAAGACTCTGACGGTACGGACAGAATCTTGCCAGAAACTATTCAGTTTGTAGTATACTCAATATCATACACAAAGAATAGTGGCGACAGTTCCTCTATGATGTTATACCTAAGTGAGGTAGGATAAGATGGCTTCAGCAACACCAGAACTTCCCCAGATTATTGCAAAGACATATGCTACATCCAGCGAAGACTTTTTAAAGCCAGCTACGATAGACCTAATGCTTGATAGTTCAGAAGTAACTATAGAGCTAATGACAAACCTAATCTTTGAAGAGATAGGTGGGCAAGAGCTAATTAGTCTTAGTAGGCATGACATGCTTAACGGGCAAGATGTGTCCTACCAGCCCATAAGAAACATGAACAGGATAGCCTTGCAGTATAGCCCTCGATCCTTAGTTCCCCTATCGGGCTCTTCTGACGAGTTCTTTAAAAACTTTGCAATTAACATAGATGAAAAGCTTCCTACAGAAGAATACTCGGTGGGATACTTCGAGGATGTTACTGGAGATATCGTCATAAACTTAAACAATATTTCCCAAGATGAGCAAGTAGAGATCCAGGTTATTTCATCTACAAGGCTATTTAATGATACAATATACTAGGAACAACTATGATTACTAATACTGGAAAAACTATACTTGCCAAATATCTTATTGGCCAAGCACCTGCCTATGCCTCGTATATTGCAGTAGGTTGCGGACCAAACGCACTCTTGAAAACAGACGTAATCCCCTCAGAAGAATTTGCAGTAAAGACAAGCTTAGACTTTGAGATGTTCAGAGTTCCCATAATCTCTAGGGGTTACGTACAGGATGATGGAGTATCGAAGATAGTTTTGACGGCAGAGCTACCGACCTCTGACAGGTACGAAATCACCGAGCTTGGAGTTTATTCAGCAGGCTCAAACCCTTCAGCAGGAGCTTACGACTCCAGGATGGTCTATGCCTTTAGCAGCAACGAAAGTTGGGAACAGCACACAGGAGAAACCATCTCTCAAATACCAAACATTTTGGTATCTCTAGGAGACGAAGTAACAACTTATAACATTGTACAAACTGCTAATGCATTCTTTACTAACGCAGACAATAAGACAATGTCTAACACTGCCAGGATAGGTAGAAACGAGACCCCCAGGTACTTAAACAGTACTCTTTTTATAGCAGGAAACTCCTCCACTTTGACCTATGATGGAACACACCTGACACCAACCAGCGGTAGCCATGTACACATTACAGGTATTTCTGCAGACTACAATAAGAACTCTCCAGAGGATGAGCTAAGGCTAGTATTTTCTGTAGTCAACAGAGAGGCTAACTCAGCTCTCATTCCCGACTCAGTAAAGATTATAGTTGAGTTCACCTCTGCAGACACTTCACTAGAATCGGGAGACTGGGCCAGGATGGAAGTTGTCGTGGATGACATCTCTTCCTCGGATGCCTCAACCCAAAAGCATGACTTTACAAATGACAGATATGTTAACTATACTATTCAGCTAAATGACCTGAGTACCAGTGAAGGCTTTTCCTGGCAGAATGTATCGACAGTTAAAGTCTACGCTTCCGCAGAGGTGGGTGGGGTAGTCACAAATGATTTCTACATCGCTCTTGACGGCCTTAGGCTTGAGAACGTAACAAGCTTTAATCCTCTATATGGACTTTCTGGATACTCCGTGATTCAGACTTTGGACGCTACGCCAATTACAAAATTTGCCAATACGGCAAACTTGGTAGAGTTTAGGTTTGGCCTGGGGGTAGAATAATGGCAATCAAAAAAGCCAAGTTCCCAGCATCCCAGCTCCCAGCTATCAACGCAGAAACCGAGGGGTATCTGTTTAGGTTTCGAATTGTGTCTGAAGATAAGAACAGAACCTCTGCGTGGTCACCTGTATACTCCCTAGACCCTGATTACGTTTATGACTTGGGTGTAGCAGCTCTCACCGTGTCAGGTTCAATTCTCACAGTATCTTGGGATGCAGTAAATATTGTTATTAACGAAGAGAACGTTAGGCTAGTGAACAACTATGATATATGGGTTAGCTGGAACGGATCTGACTACGAGTTTTACGGATCAACTCCTGTAACGTATGCGAATATCTTAAAGCCTGCTTCTGCAACAGCAAACGCTGTGAGAATCTACCACAAGACTAACCCCCCTACAGAAATACCAAAGTTTAAGCTATACGACATATAGCCATCGCCTTGTGCTATAATTAACTACTATGGCTAGAATACCAACACCCACAAGAGGACAACCTCTCGATGTATCGTACATCTATCAGATCGTTGAAGCAATCAACGAACTTGCTAACCTGGCGTCTTCATCAACTTATAAGTATGCCTCCATAGATACTACCTCTGGAGCCCAGAACATGCTTATGACGGAAACCCGTCTTACCGCAGGTGAGATTGCGGTATATCCAACCTTGACGTCTATCACAGCAAAGACTTCCAAAGCGTTTTCTTATTCATTCAAGGGCGAGTATAAGTATCCTCCAATCGTAACAGCTACGCCTGTTCTGATCGAGGGCACATCGGCTGGTCAAGACATGTCTGTTATCATAACTAGTATTACAACTTCAAGAGTGGACGGTAGCGTTACCTTCAACACTGGTGGTACAATCGCAGCTAAGGTTGATATCATTGCCGTGGGCGTACCCCTATAAAACTATGAATCGTAAAGGTAGTATTGAGGACGAGGAGTATAACTCTAAGCCAGCTATTCTTGGTAGCAAGAGAGTTTGGTTTCTTAACGGGTACCTAGTAAGATCTCACCACATAAACAAGTCAAACGGAATTATGTCCGTGTATAACATAATCGAAGATAGAATTGAAAGCTGCCTAATAGGAGACTTTAAGAAGAATCGAAAGAAAGCTTTTACTGTAGGGCAGACCGCAGAGCTAGTTAACCGACACAAAAAGTACATGCCATCTCTAGTTAAGAGAGGCGTCATCCCTCCAGCAACTGGATCACAAAAGGGGGGAGGCACTGCTTGGCAAGTAAGAAGTTATTATTCAGAAACCCAAGTCCACGAGATTCGTGATATACTTGCATCCTACCACATCGGCCAGCCACGCAAAGATGGGTTGATCACAAATAACATGACACCCAATAAGCAAGAGTTGACAAGACGAATGGGCGATGGTATACTGACATATACAAGAACAGAAGATGGGAGATTCATTCCAGTTTGGTCTGAATCAATTTAGAGAGAGAAGTTGTTATGGAAAACGAAATCACCAAAGTCAAAGTTGGGCTAGGATACACTCTTAACCTCGGTAACTTTCAATCGTTACGTATTGACCTAGAGATTACAGATAACAAGCGTGAGGGCGAAAACACAACAGAAGCCTTTGATCGTGTATACGCATTCGTAGAGGATCGTCTGGCAGAAAAAGTCAAGGAAGCCTCCGCTGAGCTAGAAAACAAGTAATGGCAGACCGCAAGGAAAGGTTTGCCTTGCTGAGTCGATACGCTAAGCTCCACGCTTTGAAGTATGAGGCAAGGTCCCAACTAAACCTAAACGTAGAACAATGGGCCTCAGATGCCCTAGTAGAATCTTACGGTTTACAATTCTGTTATGATCTGCTAGACTATTACTTCGAAGTAGCCCAAAATCCGACATGGAAATATTTTGCAAATTACGCACAGAACATTAACGATAAGCGTAATCAATACCAGCAAGATTTATACGACAGACAGCAACGCAGAGTTGCAGCGAAGAAGTGGTTAAGTGAGTAACGCAGAGTCCAAAGTCATATCCGCAGTCCTAAAAGACAAGCAGGTTCACGTTTTGCTACAGGCGAACGTTCAGAACTTGATGGTAACTCACGGAGATATCTGGGAATTTATAAGAACATATTTCGAGCGCAACGGGTCCACTCCACCTGTTGATCTAGTCGTTGATAAGTTTAGAGACTTTATTCCAGAGGACGGCATCGGAGCAACAAAGTATCACCTAGAAGAGCTACAGTCTGAGTTTATGAACTCAAGCCTTAAAGAGCTTATCCGTAATGCAGCAGCAGACATTCAGGCAGACAAGTCTCCAGAAGCCTTAGAGCTTTTAATTTCAAAGACTGCAGAGTTAAAGAAAAACGCATCCACCGTCCGAGACATTGATGCTACTGACCTCGGAGATGCTGTTGCCTATTACGAAAACGCAAAGAAGATGGCAGCCTTGGGTATCCAGGGAATCAGAACTGGCTTGCCAGGATTTGACGATTACCTCCCAGCAGGGATTACCCCTGGGCAATTAGGAGTGTTCCTTGCGTATCCAGGTATCGGCAAGTCTTGGTTGTCCCTATACTTTGCGGTACAGGCATGGAAGCTCGGTAAGACCCCCATGGTAGTAAGCCTAGAGATGAGCGAGACAGAAGTTCGTAATCGTGTATTTACAATTATGGGTGAAGGGCTCTGGTCTCATCGTAAGCTATCTGCTGGTGAAATTGAGATTGAAGATCTTAAGAATTGGCACAAGAGCAAGCTTGAGGGCAAGCCTGAGTTTCATATCATATCTAATGACTCTGGTGGAGAAGTAACCCCATCAGTTCTTCGTGGAAAGATTGACCAGTACAAGCCAGATTTTATTATTGTTGACTACCTTCAGCTAATGTCTCCTAACCAGAAATCTGAGAATGAGACTGTAAGAATGAAGAATCTTTCTCGTGAGCTGAAGCTAATGGCTATTTCAGAGGAGATCCCAATCCTGGCTATATCCTCAGCGACCCCTGACGACGTCACCAAGCTAGACACAGTCCCAACCCTAGGTCAAACTGCCTGGAGCCGTCAAATCGCCTACGATGCCGACTGGGTGCTTGCTCTGGGTAGGGGACCTAACTCCGATGTCATAGAATGTGTGTTCAGAAAGAACCGTAATGGGTTCATGGGCGAGTTTTTAGTTCAAGCTGATTTTGATAAAGGTTGGTATAAGTACAAAGACTATCAAGAAAGCTAGTATAATAGATGCATGGATTACTTGCATCACAAGCCGATAAAGAAGTTCTCGTTAGAGGGAACAATTCACGACGATGCCTCTTTCATAAGATTAAAAATAGAATACGTAAACTTACTAAAAAGCGAGATGAGACTTTCTGGCTATGTACAAAGAATAGATATTGACCCAGACTTCACAATAGGGTATAATGAAAAAACAGAGTACTACAACTTCGAACTAACACTATATGGAATATACACAGGAAAGAAAAAGAGTGAATGGATAGAGTCAGTAAACGCAACACAGGTCATCTATACTCCGAAGAGCAAATCAAACGAGTTCTCACAGGAGCAGGCCTAACTATAGAGGGTGAAGTCGACGTAGACTTTCTCCTTTTTTGCCCATTCCATCCAAACCATCGCACCCCAGCTGGAGAAGTCGATAAATCAAAGGGAACCTTCTTTTGTTTTTCATGTCACAAAGTTGCAGACTTGATAGAGCTAGTCATGCACACATCCTCCAGAACATATTTTGAGTCTGCTAGATTTATTAAGAGTAAAGAGACTGAGATTAATCTCGCTATGGAGATTGACAGGCAGCTATACGTAAAGCCCCTATATGTTCCCTACGACGACCTTCAGATCATAAGGCTCTCCTCAGAAGCTTTAGAGTCCACACGAGCTAAGGAATACTTTTCTGGTAGAAAAATTACAGAAGAGTCTATGCGAAAGTTTAGACTTGGATTCTCTGAGAGGCAGGACATGGTGACAGTCCCAGTCGCAGCACCAGACGGAACTAGCATTGGGTTTGTGGGTAGGTCGGTAGAGGGGAAGTCATTTAAGAACACTCCAGGTCTACCAAAAAGTAAAGTATTGTTCAACCTTCATAGGATAAAAACATCCAACAGTGTGTATGTTGTCGAGTCATCCTTTGATGTCATTAGGCTTGATCAGTGTGGCCTACCAGCAGTTGCTACTCTAGGATCTAACGTATCCTCAATACAAATAGGACTTCTTCAAAAGTACTTCAATAATATTTTTGTTATTGCAGATAACGATGAGGCAGGGGGGAATATGGTAACTAAGCTTCAAGATAAGCTTAAGGGCCGTGTATCCGTAATAAAGATAGACAAAAAATATAAAGACGTTGGAGACATGCCAGACGAAGAGATTAAAAAGTTAGACATTGCGTTTGACAAATCTATAGAGGGCATGCTACAATAAAAACAACTGAAAAACTAACAGGAGAAAACCATGAGCGTAATCAAAGGGCTAAAAGATATCAATGCAATACTTGATAAGCCAAAGTATGAATCAACAGGTCAGAAGATCCGTTGGGTAAAACTAGCAGACGGTCAAGCAGCAAAGATCCGTTTTGTAGAAGAGCTTGACACAGAATCAGCAAGCTATAACGATGACAGGGGACTGTCAGTAGTTATTTCAGAGCACACCAATCCAAAAGACTACAAGCGAAAAGCTGCTTGTACCCAGGAAACAGAAGGTCGCTGCTTTGCTTGTGAGATGTCTCGTAAAGAGCCTAAAGCTGGTTGGAGAAACAAACTCCGCTTTTACTGCAACGTTCTTATGGACGATGGAATGGAAGAGCCTTACGTAGCCGTATGGTCTCAGGGTGTCTCGAAGCAATCAGCCTTTAACACGATTCGGGAGTACGCCCTAGAAACTGGTAGCGTGTCAAACCTGGAGTGGAAGCTAAAGCGTAACGGAGTCGGAACTGAGACTAACTACACGCTCCTTCCTACAAAGCCAGACTCAGAGCCATACACATGGCCTGACCTTGAGCTTCCAGACCTAGAGAAGGTTGTTCGTGAAGTTCCTTATGCAGAACAAGAAGCCTTCTACCTAGGCTTTGATCAGCCATCAGTCACATCCGCCAACATTGATTGGTAATTAACTAACATTCTTGGGGGTAGCAATCACGCTGCCCCCATTTTTGTCTCTCTTCAGCCCCTTGACAATAACAAACAACTGTGTCATAATCTTAATAATACAAAACATAGAAGGAAATCAATGAGTTACGCTGGACTACACGTACACACGCACTATTCACTATTCGACGGTATTGCTACTCCACAAGAGTATGTCGACAGAGCCGTAGAGCTGGGTATGCCAGCAATTGCTATCACCGACCACGGAAGTCTCTCTGGACACCGTGAGATGTATCGTGCTGCAAAGGCAGCAGGCATCAAGCCCATCCTCGGAATCGAGGGATACATTACTAAGGATCGCCTTCTCCACGAAGACAAGAAGCACTTGAATGATCCACTAGACCTGAACTACAACCACCTAATTATTCTTGCAAAGAATGACAAGGGTTTAGAGAACCTAAATAAGCTAAACGAACTTGCTTGGACTGAAGGATTTTATCGTAAGCCTCGTATTGACTGGGTAATCCTGGAACAGTACAAAGAAGGACTGATCGTAACCTCTGGATGTCTCTCTGGTGTCCTAGCAAAAGCCATCGAGGCCGACGAGCTAGCCTACGCAAAAGAGCATGTCCAGTGGTGTAAGAAGACTTTTGGAGATGACTATTACATAGAGGTAATGCCTCACAACCCACCAGAGATCAACAAGACTCTTTTGGCACTCGCAGATGAGTTTGGGGTTACTCCAGTAGTCACACCTGATTGCCACCACTCAGATCCAGGGCAGAAAGACATCCAGGAGCTAAAGTTAATCCTAAATTCCTACTCTAATAAGACTCTTAAAGATGTTACTTACGAGAAGTCAACTAAGCACGAGAAGCTAAACGACCGTCTAGATTACCTGTACGGCGCAGATCGCCCAATGACCTTTAAGCGATTTGACATATACCTACTGTCTGACGAAGAGATGCACACAGCCATGAAGGCTCAGGGTATTGACCGAGAAGACATGTACCAAGCAACTAGAGACATTGTTGCAAAGGTAGAAGACTACGACATTAGAGACCACCAAGACCTCTTGCCAGTACAGTATCAGAACCCAGACAAAGAACTTTATGACCTAGCAATTGCAGGACTAAAGATCAGAGGCCTAGATACAAACCAAGAGTACCTTGACCGTTTGGATGTAGAGCTGAAAGTTATTAAGGACAAGAAGTTTGGTCCTTACTTCCTAGTCGTAAGGTCTATGATTGCTTGGGCTAAGAAAGAAGATATCATGGTTGGGCCTGGTCGAGGCTCTGCTGCTGGCTCTTTGCTTTGCTATGCTCTAGAGATTACAGATATAGATCCTATAGTTCACGGGCTCCTATTCTTTAGGTTTATTAACCCAGACCGTAATGACTTCCCAGATATTGATACTGACATTCAGGACACCAGAAGAGAAGAAGTTAAGGATTACCTGACTAGGCAGTATCGCCACGTGGCATCTATTGCGACCTTCCTCGAGTTTCGTGGTAAGGGAATGATTAGAGACATTTCACGTGTCCTCAATATCCCCCTGATGGATGTGAACAAGCTTCTTAAACTTGTCGATGACTGGGAAGACTTTACTATGTCTAAGCAGTCTGCGTGGTTTCGTGAAAAGTATCCAGAGGTAGAGGTATATGGTAACCAACTCCGTGGTCGGATCCGAGGCACAGGAATTCACGCTGCTGGTGTTGTAACTTCTAAGGAGCCAATATTTAAATATGCCCCTCTAGAAACAAGAACCTCTCCAGGAACTAAAGAAAGAATTCCTGTAGTCGCTGTAGACATGGCTGAGGCAGAGAGAATTGGTCTAATTAAGATTGACGCTCTAGGCCTCAAGACTCTGTCCGTGATTCAGGATACACTTAAGATTGTCGCTAGTAGGACTGGTAAGAAGATTGACCTCCATGATATAGATATGGATGACAAAAATGTCTACGCCATGCTGTCCGATGGTCACACAAAGGGTGTCTTCCAGTGTGAAGCAACTCCATATACAAATCTTCTAGTTAAGATGGGGGTGAAGAACTTCTCAGAGCTGGCAGCTTCTAATGCCTTGGTCCGCCCTGGCGCTGCAAACACTATTGGTAAAGATTACATTGCTCGCAAGCAGGGTAGGCAGAGTATTAGCTACCACCACAAAGTGTTCAAGGAGTTCACGGAAGAGACTTATGGTTGTATCTTGTACCAGGAGCAGGTCATGCAAGCGTGTGTCCACCTTGGAGGAATGACAATGGCAGAAGCAGACACTGTTCGTAAGATCATTGGAAAAAAGAAGGATGCCAAAGAGTTTGACCAGTTTAGGGATAAGTTTGTAAAGGGAGCATCTCAGTTTGTATCCCCAAACGTCGCAGGAGACCTCTGGAGCGACTTTGAGGCCCACGCAGGATACTCTTTCAATAAGTCTCACGCCGTGGCTTACTCGACGCTCTCATACTGGACTGCATGGTTAAAGTATGTCTATCCTCTAGAGTTCATGTATTCAGTGCTCAAGAATGAAAAAGATAAGGATGCCAGGACCGAGTATCTTATCGAGGCTAAGCGTATGAATATTCCCGTAAGGCTTCCTCACATAAACGACTCTGATGCCGACTTTAAAATTGAAGGCAAAGGAATAAGATTTGGTCTAACCGCTATAAAGTATATATCCGACAACATTGCTGGAAAGTTTATGGAAGCTAGGCCATTTTCATCGTACAAGGAACTTCATGAATTCACAACCTCAAAGGGTAACGGGGTAAACACTAGAGCCCTATCATCTCTAAAGATTATTGGAGGAGCAACCTTCGATGATAATCCTAGGAATGACGAAGAGATTAAAGAGAATCTATACGAGTACTTAAACTTGCCAGAGTTTAATATTCCTGTGCCTTCGCACTACCACGCCTTTATGGACGAGGTATGTGACTTCGAAGAAAAGGGATCTTTTGTCTTAATGGGAATGGTCAAGAGCATAAAGCGTGGAAAGGGTTGGTCTAGGGTAGAACTTTTGGATAAAACTGGAAGCGTAGGTATCTTTGACGATGAGGACACCACTATTGAGCCAGGACAGACTTACCTGTTGTTAGCAAGTGATAACAGAATTGTTACAGCTATACCAGCAGCTGAGATAAAGGATTCTAAGGCCTCAATTATTAGGTTCTTAAACTACAAGACATTGCCCTTTAAGGACGATGAGTTGTACGTTGTAGCATTTAACACCAGGGTTACGAAAGCAGGCAAGAAAATGGGATCCCTCACCCTTGCCGATGCTTCACGTGACCTCCACCCAGTCACTGTATTTCCTACGGCATTTCCAAAGGCATACATGAAGATTAAAGAAGGAACAGCTTATAGGTTCTCTCTAGGAAAAACGAAAGATGGAACAATTATTTTGGAGGATGTATTAGATGACAACGTTTGAAGAAGCTCTAGCAATGCTCAACCCGAAGCTTAGGAAGAAGGTTGCGTCAGGTATTGGCATTAAAACTGAATTCCAGGCTACCCCTAGTATGGGCCTGAATAAGGCCTTAGGTGGCGGACTGCCTTATGGAAGGCAGGTTCTTCTCTGGGGTAGCAAGTCCAGTGCAAAGTCATCTTTATGTCTTCAGACAGTAGCAATGGCACAGAAGGATGGAAAGCTTTGCGCATGGGTAGATGCCGAGATGTCTTACGATGAAGAGTGGGCACTTGCTCTAGGAGTAGACACCTCACAGTTAATATACTCTGAGGCCAGAAGCACTAATGACATGGTCGATGTAGTAGTCGGTCTTCTAAATGCAGGAGTCGATATGATTGTCATTGATAGTATTAGTTCTCTTCTGCCAGCGGTATACTTTGAAAAAGATTCTGATGAGCTAAAGCAGCTGGAGAATACAAAGCAGATAGGTGCAGAATCTAAAGACTTGAAGCATGCTTGGTTAATGATCAACTATGCAAACAACAGAGAAAAGCCAGCACTGATCATGGCAATTTCTCAGTCTAGGACTAACATTGGTGGGCTGTATGCTACTCAGCAGCCATCTGGTGGTCAGACTACTCAGTTCATGTCCTCGACAATCATAAAGCTATTCTCTTCAACTTCTGATAACAATGCTATCAAGCATAAGATTCCCGTAGGAGACAAGCTTATCGAGCAGAAGGTTGGCCGAAAGGTGCGCTGGGAAGTAACCCACTCAAAGACATCTGCTCCAGGAGAGACCGCAGAGTACGACTTCTACTTTAAGGGAGACCTTATAGGAATAGATACCGTTGGAGACCTAGTAGACACAGCAGAGATGATGGGGCTAACAGAGCGTGGAGGAGCTTGGTACAAGCTTCCTAACGGTGAAAAAGCTCAGGGTAGGGATGCCTTTATCAAGTACGTAAAAGAAAACCCAGAGTACCAAGAAGAGTTAAGGGGGAAGATCCTTGGCTAACGGTAAGTATGAGATCTTTGCTGGTGAGTTTCCATGCCATACATGCAAGGTAATAGTCAAAAGCCTTAGGCTTTATGTAGATACAAAAGAAACTACCTGGCTGTGCCCTGAGAGGCACTTGTCTTCTGTGTCTTTTGCTCAAAAGAAAAGCAGGAAAAACTATGAGTGAACGAGGAGAGTCAAAGCGCATTGGTGCTAAGCAGCACAAGAACTCAGGACGAAACATGGTCAAGGGTGATGCTAGCTGGGAAAACTTCGTTGTTGACTTTAAGGAGTATCCTAAAGGCATAACCGTAAACAAAGACATCTGGGCCAAAGCTGTAACAGACGCTATGACACAGGGCAAAGATCCAGCTCTCATCCTTGTGCTAGGAGAAGGAAACCAGAAGGTCAGGCTTGCAGTTATTGAGTTTGAGATCTTAGACCAGCTAGTTAAGGGTGTATACTAATAGTATGAATAAATTTACTGCCCCTGGTATGTGGGATTACCTAACAGATATGAGCAAGTTCAATGAAACCTTGCCAATCTACGTGGAAAAGCCATTCTCTGAAGATCAGATAGACAGAGTCAAAGCTATCATAGAAAACCTTCTTAACGTAAAACCAGAACATTACCTTGTTCCAGGTGGACAAGAAGAATACCGTGGTAAAAACTGGTATGACCCAAAGAAAGTTTCTCACATGTCCAGAGAGATGGTAGAGTTCTTAGCCCCAATGGACCTCGAATTAACCATGGACAAGTATGCCAAGCACCTACACCAAGATGAAATTAAGCTATGCCACTACAGTTACATAGACTATAACCCAGTTCATGGAGATGGAAAATATGCTCCCTCCCTACCTCCACATATAGACAACACTGAGACACTGGTCACGTTTAACTACATGCTAGACGGAAATATTGATTGGGAGATTTATATTGATGGCAAGTCCTACGATCTAAAGGTCGGAGATGCCATAATGTTCAGTGCAGTGAATCAGCCTCACTTTAGGCCAAAGCGTAACTGGAAAGACGGGGAGTTCGTAAAGATCCTTACTTTTGATTACTCTCCCCTAACAGATTGGAGATTCTTAAAACAAGATTTCCCTCTTGACCCCTTAAAGTTTCAGGGTAGGATTGCAGCATACAACAAAGCTCTTTCCAATGAGCCCAAGATGCAAAGCGCATGGTCAATGTATAATCAGTTAGGCACGGCCCTGGGTTATGACACAAACACTCACGGTTCCTTGGATAGTGTATAATAGTTATTATGACTATTCAGCAAAATCTAATTATATCTAACGTCTTGTCCGATGCTGAGATCCATTCGGTATATGAGCACATAAATAACACACCAGTAGATAAGACACAGGTGATAAACCATATAGGTCACAGAGCATACCATAGCTGGTTGCCCCAGAGCGTAGTAGACAAGCTTACATCAGTAGCCCAATCCACTACAAAAAGAGGCCTTGAGCTTAGAGAGCTTTCTTTCGCCAGGTATAGTCACGAGCTATCTCCTAGACTTCAGCCACATCTAGATTCAGGGTTTAAGGAGCAAAGGCTAACCTTTGATCTTCAGATTGGAGGTAACGTTCTCTGGCCAATCTCAGTAGAAGGCTCGGAGTTTACTTTAGTAAATAACCAAGCCTTAACTTTTGCAGGAACCCACCAAATTCACTGGAGGCCCAAGACTACTTTTCTAGAGGGGCAATACCTGGACATGGTATTTTGTCATTATTCGTTTGTCGATGATGAGCCAAACTCTCTAGGAGATGAGCACTACTTGCCATTGAGAGCAAGGTGTGATAAACTAATACAGATATACAATAATGAAAGTTAACTAATGGATAAAGAAACTACAACAATTGATATGCTCAATGGGCTAAGTGAGATCGCAGATTTCATGGAAGACGAAGAGCTGACAAAAGCCTTAGTGACCATATCAAAGTTAGTGTTGAGACCAGATATTCCTATGAATGTTGCGGTAATAGAAATTGTTAGGCTGCAAGCAATTGCAGCAAAAATGTCCTTCAGGGCTACCTGGATGGTAAACGTAGATAAAGGAGATAGAGCGAAGAAGAACATCTACTTCACAGCAGCAGAATCAATTAACAATCTTGTATCTGCACTCAAGTATATTATTCGCTAAAAACGTTATGGCTAAAAACTTACTAGATCAAATTATGATAAAGGCTTCGGCAGCAACTGCCTACAAGAGGTCGTTCGTTGACGTCGATGCCCTAAGTGAAAAGATTAAGACTGGATATACAATTAAGCGTGTGTCCAAGCACACCCAGAAGAAAACCTTTGCTCCATCTACCGTAGCTTACGGCCACGGGGAATGTCCTCGATACTGGTACCTAGCTTTTGACGGTACAACTTTTACCGACAGTGCAGATGCCTACGGTGGAGCTAATATGACAGCTGGTACAAAATCTCACGAGAGAATACAGGAAGCCATGGGCAACGTCCCAGACTTTTTGGTTGACTCTGAGTTTAGGATTACAGCTAACGATCCACCCATCTTTGGGTTTGGAGACGTTATTCTAAACGTAGACGGTAAAGAACTGTTGGGTGAGATTAAGACTATGCCTAATGAGGGCTTCGAGTATCGTAAGGCAGCAGGAAGACCTAAGACTGGTCACCTAGTACAGCTTCTAATTTATATGAAAATCTTAGGTAAGGAAGAAGCAGTTCTTATTTATGAAAACAAAAACAATCATGAGCTACTGATTTTACCAGTAGTTCTCAATGATTATTACATTAAGTGGGTTAATGGCACGTTTGACTGGTTAAGGTCAGTTCGTAAGGCATGGACAGACAGGACATTGCCTGAAAAGAACTACAGGTCAAACTCAAGGATTTGCAAGGGATGCCCCGTAAAGGCTACTTGTGATCTTGCTGGTAAGGGAGATATAAAAATACTATCCCTGGAGCCTATAAATGAAGAGCAAGCACTGTCAGTGGTGTGATAACACCTTTGCCTCCGTAATATCCTATCAAGTTTATTGCTCGGCAGAATGCCGTGAGGCAGCCACAAAAGAAAAAATAGCAGCACGATATGTGCAGACTAGAACCAATAGAAGGATTGGCAAAACAAGGTTGTGCAAAAATTGTAATGCCAATCTTTCTATCTATAACGATGACCCAGTTTGTGCACGGTGCACCATAAATCCAAAAGATCTTGGCATCGCTATAAAAGACCTGAAGGGGTTGGCAAATGGAAAAGATAGTCAAGCTGTCAAAAAAGAAGATTAATCCTAGGCCTAAGCCAAGGAGAATCTGCTCAATTGACGCTAGTACAAATAGCCTTGCTTTTGCAATCTTCGATGATGTAAAGCTGACACACGTAGGCAAGATTGAATTCGAAGGCAACAACGCATACGAAAAACTCGTTGACGCAGCAAAGAAGTCAGGATCATTCTTTAAGCTATTTGAGATAGATGCAATAGTTATAGAACATACGATCTTTATTAATAGTCCAAAAACAGCTGCTGACTTAGCCTTAGTGCAGGGAGCTATGCTAGGAGCTGCAGGCCAGAGTGGAGTTCCAACGGCAGGGTCAATCAATCCCATCGCTTGGCAAACATATCTTGGAAACAAGAAGCTTAGCCAAGAAGAAAAGCTTGCCATCATGAAAGAGTTCCCAGAGAAGTCTACTTCCTGGTACAAGGCATATGACAGAGATTTCAGGAAGCAAAGAACAATCAGACTAGTAAACATCCACTATAATAAAACCATTACTGATAATGATGTAGCCGATGCCGTAGGTGTGGGACACTATGCTATCAATAACTGGGATAAGTTAGGGACTTGACAACAAGGACAAAAATGGCTAAACTATATACAAGCAAGGTGTGGCTAACGAAGAGATACGTAATGGATAAAAAGACACCACAAGAGATTGCAAAAGAGTGTGGAGCCAGTCTTGAAACCATATATGTATATCTTGCAAAACACGGATTAAGGAAATCACGTAGATGAGCTTACAAACAGAACAAGATATTGAACGGGTAGCTAACCAGGTAAAAGAACTCCTAGTGGCTAAGAATCGATCCTACGGTGACTCAGCATTGCACCCCAGCAGGATCTTCTCCAAGTCAGACAACGTTGAGCAACTTTTGGTTCGAATTGACGACAAGCTATCAAGGATTCAGAACGGTCACGACTGGCCTGGGGACAACGAGATCGACGACCTAATCGGATATCTGGTACTATTAAAGATCGCAAAGGAGAGATCATAATGGGTAGACGCAAGCTATCAACCGTAGTTCACCACAGTATCTTTGAAACGAAAACCAGCTTTGAGCTCAACGGATTTCTAATAACTGCTGGTGACCTCGTAAAGGTTAAGGGCGAATATGGGACAAAGTTTAAGGTTCGTGGACTAACTACCAACACAGAGACTGGGGCTCAATGGATAGACACCTTTGAGATGATTCGTGGCCAAGCCTCAGCTTTTAGAGCGTTTAAGATAGACAGAATTAAGAGAGTGCCTCAAAGAGGAAAGAGAGCCAAGCGTGTCAACGGAATCTGATTTAGTAGTACACCTGGATCAAGTTAACTCTGTAGTTACGGAGTACTTAAAGGGTAGCGATCCCACCAAGATATCTAAAGACTTGGCCATGCCTAGGCAAAAGGTAGTTGGGTATATCAATGAGTGGCGAGCAATGGCTTCAGACAACGCTGCTATCCGTGCTAGAGCTAAGGAAGCTCTTGTCGGTGCAGACACCCATTACTCTAAGCTTATAGAAAAAGCCTACGAAGTTATTGACGAGTCTACCATGATGGGAAACCTACAGGCCAAAACTGGAGGTATCAAGTTAGTCATGGATCTAGAGTCTCGTCGTATAGATATGCTTCAGAAAGCTGGCCTGCTAGAAAATAAAGAATTAGCAGAAGAGATGGTTGAAATTGAAGAACGCCAGCAGATTCTTATTCAGATACTAAAAGATGTTGCTTCACAGCATCCAGAGATCAGGGATAAGATCATGGCTCGTCTATCTCAGGCTACAAAGCCAGGAGAGACAGTAACGATTGTGAATGAATAATGTTTGATGATTTCTTAGAAGCCCTTGAGGACACACCCTTTGCAGAGATACCCGTAGATGCAAAGACCTTTGCAGAGGGAGTAGACTACCTGGGGCTACCTCCCCTGTCTCCTAGCCAGTATGACATCGTAGAAGCTATGAGTCAAATATACAGGAAAGCAGATCTTGTTTCCCTGATGGGATTCGAAGAGGGAAGTCAGTACTACAAAAAATATACTAAGAATGAGGTTATCCTACAGCTTGGAAAGGGTAGCGGAAAAGACTTTACCTCTACTGTAGCCTGTGCATACATTGTGTACAAGCTTCTATGCCTAAAGGACCCAGCAAGATACTTCGGAAAGCCAGCTGGAGACGCTATAGACATTATTAACATTGCTATCAACGCTCAGCAGGCAAAGAACGTTTTCTTTAAGGGATTTAAATCTAAGATTGAAAGATCTCCTTGGTTCCAAGGAAAGTACTATTCAAAGATGGATAGCATAGAGTTTGATCACTCCATAACAGTTTACTCTGGTCACTCAGAGCGTGAGTCTCACGAGGGACTAAACCTATTGCTTGCAGTACTGGACGAGATCTCAGGCTTCGCTGCTGAGGTAGGAACTGGCAATGACCAAGGTAAGACCGCAGACAACATATATAAAGCCTTCCGTGCCTCAGTTGACTCTAGATTTCCAGACTTGGGAAAAGTAGCCCTGCTGTCCTTTCCCCGTTACCCAGGAGACTTTATCTCTCAAAGGTATGATGCAGTCATTGCTGAGAAAGAAGTTATAACCAAGCACCACACGTTTG